GGTTCAGATACTCTTTTGCGGTCATTCCACAACACCTCTTTCCTACTTAAAGATACGCCCTGATTTCTTATGTCTCAGTGTGACACGTCCGACAATCTCAAATCCTGCCAGATCAAGCAGCAGTCTGAACGACTGCATAACCTTATGGTTCAGCTTATCAATTTCCTGCTCCTGTTTCTTGGCAGATCCCATTGCAACACCTGCCGTCGGATCCGAATAACCCTCACTGTTCTTATAACTCATTCTCATCATCCCCCAACTCATTAACTTCTCCAATATTATCTGCTTCAGCTACGATAAGGGCTGTTAAGAACACCCCCATTGTAAGTCCACTGATGAAACACAATGCCCCAATAATAAAGTACCCCACATTATCTCCCCTTTCCGTGACCTCTGAGAAAATGATCCAGTAATCTGTCACGCCAATCTTCTCTATGTTTTTCACAGGAATCCTCATCATCTACTAAGATTCCCTTGCGATCACAAAAACCATCTTCGTTGTCAATACATGTCCGACATGTCTTATCAATCATATCTTTATCACTCCCTTACAAATATCTTTCTGACCGTGTTATCTATTCTGCTGGATATAATTTCAAGGTGAAGTCTTTTCTTGATCTGCTTACTGAATACAATCTTACCCATAGGCTGCATATTATTATCTGCACAGAATACCTGATATCTTTTATATACGTCTGCTGTTGCTTCGTTCTCAATACTTTCAATGCCATTATCTTCAATGAATGCTTTAATAGGGTTGTTCTCATTTTCGTATTCATCCAACTGCTGCTGAACTTTTTTCGATTTAGTGAAACCATTATTTTCAATGATTCTTTTCAGTCCATCAATACCAATCTTAATCATGTATTCTACTGAACTTTGTTCATTCAGTTCATACTTAATATAAGGACGGAATTTAGGGTCAATTGTAACTCCATCTTCCAGATACTTTGAGAATCTGGCATTAAATGGGATAATAACTAAACGTCTGAGAACTGCGCCAGTTTTGTCTTTCATTCTTGGAATATCATTGGCACTGAACAGTAGCTTTGTATATGGGTTAAATTCAAACGGATCCTGACCTTTTCTTTCAGCCTTGATTCTGTCACCAGTAACAATTTTCTTAAATACTGCCACCTGAGAACCTTGCAAGAAATCATCACCGATATCATCACCTAAATTTGCCAGCTTTCCGAATATCATAGATGTACTGAACCTGTCCCCCAGTTCTTTCAGATCCAATGCAGATGTGTTTGCTTCACCAAGAATTGTTCTTATGCAGCTTATAAATGTAGACTTTCCATTTGCTTTATCACCAGTAAGCATAAACGCCTGTCCTAATTCATTCTTTCTGTAAAAGCAATAACCAATAACTTCTTCCAGCAACATCCTGATAACCGAATCATTACAGGCAAGCCTGTTCAATGTATCATCTGCCAGTTCATTGTAAGCATCCGGGTTATAGTCCCACGGTATCTTATTTGTAATAACCAAATCAGAAGTAAACGGTTGCATCTGATCTGTAACAATATCGTAAATACCGTTCTGGAACGCTATATAACGGGCATCTGCTGCCGTTTTTTCTTCGGCTATTAATTCTAACAAGTCTAACACTTCCCGGCGTTGCGTCTTCTTCAGGTTCGGTATCTGCTGGATCATCACCTTCTCAATCTCCCGGTACCCTACCTGATAGATTCCATCTTCATATACATGAAGCTGACCATTGATTCTGACTACATTACAGTTACTTTTTAACCAATCTGCAAAACGTTCAAATAAAAATGTAGTACCGTTGAAGAACACAGGTTTCTGAAAGGCTTCATCCCTAAGGATCACTTCCAGTTCTTCATCAGAAAGTGATTCTTTCAGGACGTATTTATTCAGGATCCTGATAGCTTCCCGTGTTTCATCCACCGTAAAACCATTTGCTGTAAGTGTCAGAATGTAGTTGAACAGTGCCTGATTCCTACCATCTCCTGCATCCATATCAATAAAATCAGTGGCAGCCTTTACAGGAAGCATCCATTTCGGTAACTCTTGATATGTACCACCTTCTTCAATATCCCATTCAATGAAACGTTCTTCACCGTTGATCTTGATAACCTCATATGATGTTCTGGTTCCACATTTGATGTCTGCTGTCAGCCCAATAGCAAGCGGTACATGTGTGTGGTTCCTTGTTACCTGATGATTTTTGAACAGGAAGTGCTTTCCTCTGGTAGTCTGGTATACTCTGCAATCAAGCTGATAGTCTTCAACAATATCCATCATGATTTCTGACTGTTCATAATCATCAATGTCTATCAGGATAGTGTCATTTTCCAGAACGCCCCCGAAACCGGGAAGATTCCTCACCTGCTCATAAGTCTTAAACCTGGTCTTATTCTTAAATTTTTCAACTGCTGCTTTTCCTTTGGTTTCAATATATCCTTTATAGAGCATCCATCAACCACCTACTTGTCCCATTCTTTGATACATTGCGTATGTATAAAAATCTCAGTCCCACGCTTTGTTTTTACATATTCAATATCAGGATCCTTTTCATATATCTGTTTACTGCATACCGGACATATACATGTCCAGTTATAATCTTTTTTCTTTAATGCTTTGTATCTATTCCACATTTGCACTTTTGTCATTTGAGCATTTGCCATCATCCCCACCTTTCCAGTACTATGCTGCAATACCAAACTGTTTCAATCTTCTTTTTGCTAAGTCTATATACCACTGTTTGTCCAAGTTCTGCGGTACCTTTACCCCATTTACATCATCATTGTATATAAAGCAATGATCTGGTGTATCTGCGAACTTTTCAGGTTTACCACGGGAACCGCCGCACTTTAATATCCTACCATCCTGCAACTCATTTGAAGCAAATACCCGATAAGACTTATATGTATACCGCTGAGTCTTAGGATAATCGTAATATGTATGTTTTACCCTGACACCCTCAACACGCTGGACAGGTATACAGTGTTCATGTTCTACATGTGAATATTTATCTGACAGTTTCACTAGCTTCTGAAACTCTTTCAGATCATCACACTGATTTATTGTCTGTTCCACTGGTATCTTTTTGACCATATAATCAACAAGGGCTTTATTCAGAATTGGAAGATCATAATCAACCGCTGAAAGACCTTTCAGATACTTACCGATTCTTTCCACATCACCATCAGCTGAAATCCATAAGTAATTGTTTACATCCTTCTGATAGATTTCAGAGATATTATCAAGTTCCAACAGGATAGAACATTTATCTGTACTGCAACGCTGTTCCCACTCCCAGCAGATATCATCAACCATTTCAAACGCTTCATCAGTGTCAGGAATCCAGATAATAAGACCATCCGTATTTGACTGGATCAATTCAAACCCAGGTATTACTTCCAGATGTTCAATCAGATCCAGCAACATAAGCTGACCATTGATACACATGCAGTTGTTATTTCGTGGATCATATGCAGGGTTCGTTTTATCTTTCATGGCACCTGACAGCGCATTAAGCATTTTCTTATATGGTAACTGGGCCTTTTTCCATTGTTTAGCCAGTGGTTTATTACCTGCTTTTGCCGCCTGAACTTGCGCTTTCTTCATTTTCTTTCTGGTCACGTATACCTTCGGATAGTTGTCATTACCTGCTGCCCTGGTGACAAGTCCCCATGCGATCAGCATTGAAGGATAGTAGTTGTTCACATCAACGTGTAATATCTGCCCTGTTTTATGAATTGGTTTTTCAGTTGCACCATGCAAACCACCGAAGCCAAATGTATGAGGAATCCCAGCAACTACCGTTTCCAATGAACGGTTATAAAAATATTTCTGCCACCGAAAAGAATCTGTCCAGTCGCACTTTTCCATCTCTGACTTCCATTTCTTTTTCAGCTTTATACTATTGGCTTTCTCATAGTTTTCTTTGGCTTTTGTATAATTTATCTTCATTTCTTCAGTACAGTCTTTTACCGCTGTACTGAACCAATCCTGAACATATTTGTATTTGTTCAGTCTCAGACACGGAAGAAAGAAATAATCAAATTCATCATTGAAGTCCTGTTTTGTACACCCAAGAACCTTTGCTGTGATTCTGGCTTCACTGCTGCCGATATCGGATAAACTCACATATTCCGGGAACGCCTGCACAATTCCATGCATGGCATTAAATACATCTACATTTTCCAGGAATACTTTTATAGTCTCTTCAACATCATGCCGACAGTAAAAAACTGTCTGTTCTATTTCTTTCTCAGTCAGTTTTCTTTTGATATCAAAGGGTACTTCTGTTTCCTTGATGTTACTACCCATGAAACCTTCCATGGTCTTCAGGCCAACGGGTGGGTTAGGCATAACATCATAATTTATCATTGGAAGTTTATTAAATACTCTTGAATACTGCCAGCCTTCTTTTCCCTGAATGATGATCCAGTCATTGATCTTCTTTGGATCCAATCCCAACAGAATCCCTTTCATGATGTATTGGTCATAATGACGGTTGTTAAATCCAACCCATATATTACTCATATTTCGCTCATATAAGGTTCTTAACTTATCCTTGTCATTGATTATCACGTGTTCTTTTTGATTCGTCACATCAATGAAAACTGCAAGCCAGTCACGTTCAAAAACCTCAAAATCGTAAAATATCATCCTGTCACCTTTTCAAATGCAGGGTGGAATAACATATTGCTATCCCACCCATAACTTAATTAGCAGTCAAACACCTCATTGATAGTGATAGGGTTGAAGTCTTTTGCGGCCCAATCAACCTCAGCTTCAACCTTTCCCTGCACTTCCTGAAAAATGTCAAGAACACAATCAGCAAAGTCAGAATAATTGTAAAATTCCGGTACGGTTTCTGTTTCCAGCTTGTCAAGCCATGTGCAAACGGACTTGATAGCCTTACCATCATTCCATTTTTCAGAAGTCTTGTTTCCAGAGATTACACGATTGAAAAACAGCAGTCTGCCTTTATGCGGACCTTCTTTGATCTTGCACTGTACCGCAAACATCAGCTTGTCTTTCGCTTTTGTCGGCTTAATTTCCATTTTATCGAAGCCAACAATATAAGTACCATCCGGGACATCCTCAAATGAAGAAAGATCTGCATTCTTTACTTCTTCCTGTAATGCGTCAAGATCAACTTTCTTGTCAAATGCACTGAAATCTACTGCCATAATAATTCACCTATTTAACCTTTCATTTATATAAATTCATTTGTTATCTGATTACTGTCTGGTTCTGCGTCTTCTCTGCCCTCTGACCGGTGGTTCCGGTGCATTCATTGCACCTTCAGTTTCTGGTGTTTCCGGTTTATCAGATTCAGGCTCAGTTGCTTCTGGTTCTTCCTGAACTGGTTCAGACTGTTCAACTGTCTGTTCAGCGGTCTTTCTTTCCTTGCGTGTTCTTCTTGGTGGTTTCTGTAACTCAGGGGCAGGTACACTTGCAGCCGCTTCTGCCGCAACATCAAAATCAACTTCTTCAGAATCACCTGCTGCTTCCTGAATTGCTTCATCTACTTTTTCCTGATACTCCACAAGTTTCTCATGGTTTTCAGCTTCTACCTCAGCCCTGCTCTTGCGTGTTCTTGTAGTCTTTTCAGCTTTTTCAACTGGTTCTGCTTTCTGTTCTGCTTTCTGTTCTGCTTTTCTGGTTCTGGAACGTCTGCCGGAAGCATCCGGTTTTTCAATATCACCTGCTACTTTCTGGTCCTCTTTGTCCATTTCTTCATCTGACTTATATGTACCCAGTTCATAATAATTTTTAATCTTGTCGTACACATAGTTCAGATCATTATCAATGGCGTAATTCTGGAACATTCCAAGAGGTGACTTAACTGTATCTTTTCCGCTGTTCTGAGTGTAAAAATAATATTTAGCTTCATATACACCAGTTCTCAGAACGATTGTAAACAGTCCTTCAATAGTGATTTTCTCTCTTAACAGTTTTCCGATCAGCTTAACTGTAGTCAGTCCATTGTCCAGAGTTTCCAGATGGGTCATATAAGCAACTACCACATCATCCGGTAAATCTTTGCACACATCAATGATCTCAAAGTAATTTGCACCGAAATCATTGTACTTGTCCCATCCAGTTTCCTTGATTCTGTTCATGTAAGGGATGGCAAGGATATACTGGAAATCATCAACCACGATCAGCTTTTTACCAGCTTTGACCTGTTCCTTCATGTACTTGATAATTTCTCTTGCATCTGTCACATTATCAAGTGTTTCAAAATGATTCTTGAATGGTAATGGTTTACCTACTGGATTTACTACTGCTGTAATAGCCGGATCACAATTTCTCATGCTGGTACTTTTACCAGTACCAGACTCACCCATGATTAATACTTTCTGTGCCATAATTCTTATACCTCTCTTTCTTATTCTTCATCCTCTGGATTGTTATTACCCTCAATGACCTTACTGGTCCACATATCAGCCCAGTGAAGGATCATATAAAGCTGTGTTTCATGCCCCTTGACACCATAGTTTGCAGTTTCATACAGTCCATCATGGTATCTGATGGCAAATTCTTCATCCTCTGTCAGATCAATGAACAGGGTTGCAAGTTTAATTGATCTGGTTGCATGATCCAGCGGTAACAGTGACGGATTACGTTTCCATGGTTTAGCATCTGACTGTTTACCGGATTTCAGGATGTTAGGAATGTACATCTGTTTTCCATAATCGCCACATTTACCAAAATCATGCAATAAGGCGGCAATCACTACACTATCCTTGATTTTGTTGTAGCCTGCACCACCCAGCAGGGAGACGCCGATTTTTTCAGCAGTAAACATTACATTGACTGAATGTGCCGCCAGTCCACCTTTTTCATGTGAATGGTTTCCACCAGACGCAGGGGCTTCAAAAAATCCGCATTCTCTCATGTACTCAATCAGGTCAAGGACTCCATCACGCCCGGTCTTAATCAGTTCTTCCCTGATAATATCTGGGTAATTGTATTCAACCGCAGTTGCTTTCTCATTCGCCCCTTCTGCAACCTCATTTTCTAATGTACCTGTTGCAACCTGCTCTGCTGTCATTTCCTCAACTTTCTTTTTTGCCATGTTTATTTATCCTCTCTTTCTTAATTTTTCTTTCCACTGATCCTGAAATTCAATGTTATCCAGGTACCAGGAATTTCCCTTTGCAGTATCTGCTACAAATTCCTTGAAATTATCAAAATCTTTTGGGTACAGTAAAATCCCACGTCCACCAGCTTTTCTGATGTTCTCAAGATGATAAAGCTGCAACTCTGATGGTTCCCCTCTCGGTGCTTTTATTTCAAGTCCAAGGAATCTACCACGCATACACACCAGTAAATCGGGAATCCCACTTTTGGTATAAGCCGCACCACCCCAGTATTTCAGGAACCAGAATCCTTTTCCCTTCAGGAAGGTTTTCACCTTATTTTCAAAGTTCTTTTCTGCTGCCGTATTACTCACCTCTTTTCTCAGATTTATATGTATATCCGTTCGCATAAGCAAACAGTGTCAACCATGCAAAGTTGATACAGCAAATGATCCCAGGAATCCAGGAATAGGAATCTAACAGACTACCAAAATATAAAAATGAGATACCATTGATAAGTGTAATCAGCTTTAAAACTCTATTTTTCAAACAACTCATCTGTCAGTTCCTTCCCCTTTCTCAATGCTGCAAAATTCTTTTCCTCAAAACTGCCTTTCACCAACAGGTAATAATAAAAGCAACTTTTATCCTGTCCTATACGGTGAATACGTTTCTTTGACTGTTCCCATAAATCACAGGATCCTTTGCCAAGTGGCAGGGTGTAGTAAATGATCTTATTTGCTTTCTGAAAATTTCCACCCATTGCACCAGCCTGATACTGAATGAATGTCACGCTGTTCTCTACACACTCATAGGCATACATTGAACGCCCTGAACCATTCACAAAACTTACTTCCCGGTCAAGTGCTTCACATATTTTCCTTAGCCTTGTAAGTTCCTCATTAAAATTGTAGAAAACAATCACCCTGTCTTCTGTTGATTCCAGTAAGTCCCTGAATGCATCCATTTTCTCCTGATGGTACATTCCGCATAACTGCCTTGCATACAGAATCTTAGTAAGACTGTTATCACCTACCAGTTCCGTACCATCATCTAAAACCAGATAACCATTTTTCATGAAATGCCTGTACTCTTTGGTAGGTTTCACATAAATCTTCTGTTCAATCTGTTCAGGCAGTTCAATGACTTCCTGCGTTTTCATAAATACTGCCCCATGTTGTGACAGTTTCTTTTTCAGATGATCTACGTGTTTATACCCAGTAACAACTTCCCGTTTGAATTGCCCCTGTTCTACCCATTCTGTATCTACATAGGAAGCCCAGAATGCTTTTTTCTTTATGTCCCATCCCAGCAGCTTGCATTGTGACCACAGCTTTTCATATTTACCGGATGTTGGTGTACCTGACAACAGAACAACGCTTTCTGGTTGTAATCTCAGAATGAATTTTGCTCGCCGTGTAGTCTCATTTTGTATCAGTGAAGATTCATCCAACATCAAAGTAAAATCCTTTATATGAGTGATATATGGACGCCTGTACACCAAATCATAGTTGATAACACCGACAATCTGTTTTTTATAGTCATAGATGGTACTGGTGTCAATCAATTCCCGGAACCGTACCACCTGTGTTTTCTTTGTCAGGTTGAACACTTCATAATCTGGATAGTACTTTTCAAAGTGATCCACCCAGTCATCAATCTTTGATTTCTGGCAGACCACCAGATTTACGTCATTATTCAGCAAGTACATTTTCTCTGCACCGACAAAAGTTTTACCAAGGCCCATGTCCAAGTAATATGCGCATCTGTTGAATGATTCTGTCTGGTCAAGGGCCTGCTGCTGATGTGGCATAAAATTTAAAACGGGCATATGGTTTTTACCAGCCTGTTCACTGCTGAATATATTGCTTTATCAAAATCAGACAGATTCTTTGCAGCTTCAGGATTGTATTTGATTCCCAGTTCTTTCACTACGCTATCCATTGCAAGATCAAGCGCATACTCTGCAAATGCGTCACTAAGTTCAGGATTTCTATGTAACTCAAAATCAAGAATTATTCTTACAGACTTGTCAATTTCTTCCTGTGGTACATCCTTCCCAAATAATGCAACGCTTCTATCCACGTTACGCTGGATTCTTTCAGCAATACCTTTTTCTTTCAACATTTCTACAACTTTACTCATTACTTTTATCCTCACTTTCTACTTTGATTCCTGTACATTTCCTGAAAATTTCTGCATCAAAATTCGGTAATGACTTGATGATATCCTTGCTACCATCAGTCAGACCATCCCACCAAATCTGTGCTGACTCTGATTCATCCAGAACCTTCAGATATCCGCCTGTTGTTTCATAAGTTGGATATTTCTCTTTTTCTTCATCCGTCATATCGTATGAAGAAACCCATTCAACCACATTCTTAGGAATGTTGGTCAACGCATAACGTGCATCAGAATTGATCCAGTCACGGTAAGTCCAGTCAGTAGGTTTATCGAACAGCATAATCTTCTGTTCTTCTGTCATAAAACAACCAGTATTAAAAGAAGAAAGGTTCCAATCCCCGGTGTTGCGATCCCCGGTGTTGCAATTCCCGGTGTTGCGATCCCCGGTGTTGCGATTCCCGGTGTTGCAATCCCCGGTGTTGCAATCCCCGGTGTTCCAATCCCCGGTGTTCCAATCCCCGGTGTTGCAATCCCCGGTGTTGCAAAGACCCGTACAACCTTTTCCTGTATTCACAATTGTCAAGAGTTCCTGCCAGCTGATCTCACGTACAATCTGGATTTTGTTAGTGCAACATTTTGTATCATCTGATTCAGTATCAACCGTCCCCAGTGCAAGAACTTCTGCAACCTTATTTTCAGGATTGAAACCGTAATAACTGAAACAGTCAGATGCTTTTGTACAGAAGTGAAAACCTCTGTCACAACACTTTGGCGTTACATCTTCCTCAAATGTCTTACCTACTTCGTACTGGAAGTTTCTACAAGTCCAGTCTGGGTTAAATACTTTATAGCCTTTAATAGATTCGCTCATTGTCATTTTTCTCCTTTAATTATTCCATCTAATTCTCAGATCAATATTCAACTGCTCTTTGATTTCTTTAATGTAATCGTCCCAGGTTGCCAGATCATCCATGAGATACTCAGCACCTTCTTCCATCTTGGCAATCAAACGTCTGCAACGTTTCTCACCGAAACCAAATTCGTCATGAATGGCAGCAATACATAAGATAGTGAATGTATCAATTGTCATTTCCTTGATTTTCTGTGATGCTTTATCCAAATCCTTAGCTGCCAGAGAAGTATGTATTCCGGTCACACCACGAAATTTACATTCTCTCTCTAATGCTTCAAGTCCACCTTCCTTTACAATTCTTCTGGCAAGATCAAGACCGTCTTCACGACCTCTTTCATACTCTCTCATTTTGTTCATAAGGCAATCCCCTCAACTTCTGCAAATCTCTTTGCATTGATAAAATAGGACCATCTGTTGTCAGAGGTATGTACTGCATATCCCCAGGGAAAAACACCCTGCTGTAAACCTTTTCTGACCGTGTTATGGTTCATACCCATCAGTTTCGCCGCCTTCGTCACATCAAGTCTCGGGATAACGCCATCCCTGATTTCAAGCTGCGGCATAACCTGAAGTTCCTTATCCATGCCGGTAAAGTAATCAGAAGCCAGACCAAGTGACGTAGCAATGGCACTCTGGACATCTTCTGACGGGATCTGTTTACCTGACAGATACTGGCTCACAGAACCCTTACTTTTCCCAGTCAGTGTTACAACCTGACGCTGGTTCAGGTTCAGTTCCTGCATTGCCTTTTTCAACTTCTCAGCAAATTTCATTACATTTCACCGCCTTCCGGGAAATTATTGTTGTTATACTGTCGCATGATGTGCGTACAAATTTTATTGTCTACCTCACAACCGGGTGTGATGATCCGGTAAGCCTTTTTGCCATTTTTCAGGTCATTGATAAATTTTTGGTATTCTGTCATGGAATCGAACTCTATTACCTGCTCAATCCACGCTGAAATGATTTTTTTCATTGCAATTTAACTCACTTTCTGCTACTATGTAGCTGAAATATTTTTCATTTAACACCTGTCTCATGGGAACTGGTACTTCCTGTGGGACTTCTTTATATAAGGAACTTATTGATAAAATACTGCTGTCCCTTACCAGTAACTTTTGTTGTCCTGCTGATCCTGATTAAGCCATCCGGGTTATTAATCACTGTTTCCTTAATTTCAAACAGACCAAGTTCCATAGATTTCTGTGTTGGCATATTTCTACTTGATCCGGTTTTAATTAAGTACCCATTATCTCTCATCCATGTGAATAATCTACGCTGTCCAGTCTCAACACCGTTCTGCTTCAGGATCTTTGCCAGCTCTCCAATTAATATGGATGTGTGGCTTGCAGCTACTGCATCAGCAAAGGTTTCTTTGGGTTTCATCCTCTGAACATCTTCAAGTAATGCTGTATTACTTGACTTTAATTTTTCAATTTCCTTGTCAGCAATTTTCAACGCCCTTGCAAGAACCTGTTCCGGCGTATTCCATGCTTTCTCCAAGTCAATGAAGTACTGACGGTACTGTCTGCCTTTTTCAGACCTCTGGATCATGCAGATCTGCTTTGCCATATCTACGGAAATCTCATAATCTTGTAATTCCTGCCTTGCCAGGGTGTTAAATTCTTTACACCCTACATAATCAGTACTTTCCTGAAATCCGTATTGTAACTGTCTATTGAACCATGACTGAAACCTTTCAGAAATTCCCAAACCTGCATGTAAATCCCTTGCTGATACTGTCGGCTGTTCCCCATCAAAATTGATGGGAATTAACACATTTGACATTTACTGACCTTCTTTCTTTTCTGGTTTGTCTTTTTCTTTCTGCTTTACCATTGCTTCACCCATTCCCAACAGATAACCTTTATCAAACTCGGACATCTTAGGTACTGCTGTTGCAATAGTCTCAAGGATCTGTTTTTCTTTTTCTGACATAACTTTTCACTTCCTTTCTGTGGTATACTCCCTATGAGAAGGGAGGTTGATAATAATGTTTAATAAAAAATTAGAAGAGACACTAACTTATCTTGGTTCCGAATATTCTGTACGAAATTTTGATTATGAACCTTGTGTTTACAGGAAATTCGGGAATCATGAAATTGAAGTATCTGGTTTGACTTCATCTGGAAAATATAACGCCACCATTTATGTATGGGAAAATGGTACACGTGTTATAAAATCCATTCAGGACATTCATTCTAAAGAAGAACTTGCTAAACATCTGGAAACTGTTTTTGCAAAATATCCTGACAGTCTGGATTAATTGTTAAATACTTCAAAATCATGTAGATGGTTTTTCTACTGACACCATCTTTTGAAAGGGTAGCTTCAAGTTTTTCTTGCTGCTCTTTCGTACCGTGAAATAAAAATCTTCTCCACTCAACACCATCACCAAGAAGATCATCAACAGTAACATGGAAATATTCAGCAATAGATTTTACGGCCTCAATAGAGGGAGTCCGTTGTCCTTTCTCCCAGTAATTTATTGATGCCTGCGCTACTCCTAAATCATCCGCTAAATTCTTTTGTGATAAATGATGTTTTTTTCTAATAGATTTTAAATTTTCAGGTAATCCCCATTTCTTCTCACCTTCTTTCTCTTGGTTATAGTCTTGCTTCGCTTGGACAATGTAAGCCAACAAGGTACTGTGTCCTCTCGCTCGTTGATTCTTCCGCTTAACGGCTTCTTGGTTGAGGAGTAAAGTGTTGATTGGCTCAACCTGTTCAGTTTTCTTCTACGTTCCGAACACTGTGCTTTCTTGTCCTACCGTTCCTGCTTTCTTCAACTGTTTTGCCGGGTCATGTTTATTCTTCACACGCTCTGTCTACCATCCCGTAGCCTAACTACCATGTTACTTGCGTGTAGCCCTATCGCTTCACCCGGTCTTTCCTGCTTTCCTTATTGACTTGTCAGTTCAGTGGATGGGACTGAACTGACGTTGTAATCAACAAAGACTGATGTGTCATTTGCTGTTCGCCTTTGTGACTATGCCATTATAATATATGACATTGCCACATTTGTCAATACCTTTTTTGTGACTTAGTAAGGTTTTTGTGTCATGGTCACAAAAACATGTTGATTTTTAATCTGTAATGATGTACAATACAAATAAGAAAAGAGGTGAGACAAAATTGAATGAACGATTAAAGAAGTTAAGAAAAACATTAGACTTAACTCAACAAGAATTTGCAGACAAGGTCGGAACTCCCCGTGATAATATCGGTGGGTATGAAACCGGAAGACGAAAACCCAGTGATGCGGTAATCTCTCTAATATGTAAAACGAATTTCCCACCAAAAGGTAAAGTCAATGAGAATTGGTTGAGAACTGGCGAAGGAGGAGACGATAACATGTTTATCGAAGCTCCCAGGGATGAACAGATTTCTAACTTTGTTGGTGAATTATTAAAGGGAGAAGAAGATTCTTTTAAGAGAAGATTTATATCAATGCTCGCTGCACTGGATGAATCTGACTGGGAATCTTTGAAAAAGATGGTTGAACTACTGCAAGAAAAAAGGGACTGAATTAATTCAGTCCCAGAATTGCTCTGACATATATGTAGATCAGACGTAACCGTCTATCATCTGCATGATCGAGCATTTCCATTATTTTTCTTTTATAGTCCAATACATCCATCCCCTTCGTGAACCACACGACCCGAAACAGTAGCGATAAATATATTATCGAACATCTGTTTGTTATTGTCAAGTGGTAAATTATGGAAAAAGGTACGATATGAAAGATAAAAAGACTGGGCTTCGTAAAGAGATAATTCTCATAACAAGTATCGCATTACTGATTATCTCCGTTACTTCTTCCGGCACTAAACTTTATTTTTCTATTCCATCAGCTCTGGTATGTTTCCTTTGCGAAACATATGGGCTTGCTAACAGAACCAAAAATAAAACATACAAATTTATATTTTCTGTTTTTTCTCCGTTCTGTTTCCTGCTCCTACATTTTTGGCTGCTATATTTATGCAAAGCCCCTTCTACAATGATGAAAAGAGCACATTCCAGTTATATCATTGTGATTGTAATAATTGCATTACTGGACATATGGTATTCATCATTAATTTCAGAGAAAGTGCAGCCGCCAATTGTTCAACAAATTGATTTTTCTGAAATACCTGCACCTGTTGAAAACATAACATCAGACGAACCAGTTCAGACAATGAATGAACATATTGAACTATATAATGACAAATTTGATTACATGACTGGTCCCGATTTTGAAGTATATTGTGCTGATCTGCTACGGAAAAATGGCTTTATAGACGTATCTGTGACATCCACAAGTGGTGATTTTGGTGCTGATATTATTGCAACTCAAAATAAAATAAAATATGCCATCCAATGTAAATGTTATTCTTCAGATATCGGCGTAGACGCAGTATATCAGGTTACTGGTGGTATGAAATATTATGATGCTAATGTGGGAGTTGTTCTCACAAACAGATATTTTACACGTCAAGCGAAAGAGTTAGCTTCAAAAATCGGCATTGTGCTGTGGGATAGAGACTTTTTAATCTCTCTGATTGATTCTAAAGCTGATATTGTTTCAGACGCAAGAATACCAAGGCAAGAAGATGGAACTTATGACCGTGATGTACATTTTGAAGAAGCAGGTAAACTTATTATTAAAAAAGAAAATGCGTATGTTGGTTCACTGCAAAGAACATTTAAAATTGGTTTCAACAGAGCAACAAGAATTATGGATCAGCTTTGTGATGCAGGAGTTATAGGGCCTGAGAATGGAACAAAACCAAGAAAAATTCTTATGTCTATGGAAGAATTTGAAGAATATTTGAAAAATCATTAGTTTGTAACCAGTTTTGTAACTAATTGTAACTCGTTTGTAACTGTTCAGAAACTGCCAGAAGTCCAGTAAATACAAGGCTTCGGGGCGTTTTTGTAACTGTGTAACTCATTTTCCCTTATATATTATATATTTTTATTATTTACTTACTTTTATATTTTTAATTTATTTTTTTTTATAATAAAAATATTTATAATAAGAACATTGTCAAAATTAGTTACATTAGTTACATCCGCATAAAATAAGGCATTATAACAGTTACAAACTAGTTACAATCGGTTACATTAGTTACAAATTGATTTTAATATAGAAAACCGCCCTGATGTTGGCGCATCAAGACGGTCCTCTGTTCCCGTTATGGGATGGATGTATAAAATTCCAATAATCATTCTACCATAATGGGAACAGTCAAACAAGCCACACAAATGTTTGGCTGTTATTTTTATACCCATTTTTAGAAAGGATGATGAAACTATGGCTGAAGGTGTAAGAAAAAGAGGTAAGACCTGGTCTTACTATTTTGACACTGCCAAGATTAATGGCGAACGAAACAAGATTGAAAAGGGTGGATTCCGCACCCAGAAAGAAGCATTAGATGCAAGGGCTGCCGCCATTGCAGAATATAACAATACCGGCAGATCATTCTCACCCAAAGAGATCAGCGTTGCTGATTACCTGGACTATTGGCTGGAAACTGTAATAAAGAAAAATATTGACCATGGGTACACTTATAATACCTATCGTGATTATGAATCAAAGATCAGGCTGCATTTAAAACCTGCTTTTGGTATCTACAAATTAAGCAGTTTTCAGTATGCTCCTGATAAGGTCCAGGAATGGATCAATGACATGAAGCTAAAGGGTCTGTCCAAAAGTATGATAAAAAATACTCTGACCTGTCTGCAAGGTGCCATGAATTACGCCATACTGCCGCTGAATTATATTCAGTCTAATCCCTGCATTCCGGTAAAAGTCGGTAAGATGCCAATAGATGTAGATGCAAAGGCTCATACTGAATACATCTGCCCCAAAGAAGAATTTGACAGGATCCTTGCACGTTTTCCAGAAACCAGTTATTTTCACCTTTCCCTTGTAGTACCTTACAATGTCGGGACACGAATCGGTGAGACCTTCGCTATAGACCTGGAAGAAGATGTGGATTTTTCCAAACATGAACTGAAGATCAAAGGTCAGATGTACAAGATTGAAAAGACCTGGTTCATCAAACCACCTAAGTATGACTCCCACCGCACTGTCAAAATAGGGCAGACACTTGAAAAAGAACTGAAATATGCGATAAAACAAAGAAAAATAAACCGGCTGAAATATGGCGGTGCATATCTGAAGACTTACCTGCTGCCAGATAACTCTATCACTCAGGTCAGGGCTGACATAACAGTCCCACATAAAGAGATCACGCCACTGTGCGTAAAAGACAATGGTGAACTGGTCACACCTGACTCTTTCAAATACTGTGCCAGAGTCATTCACTGGGAACTTGGTAACCACCTGTTCCACGCCCACTGTCTGAGACATACACATGGTACCATGCTGGCAGAAGGTGGCGTAAATCCAAAGACTGTTATGGAACGCCTTGGCCATAAAGATATAGCAACCACATTACAGACATATACGTTCAATACTGAAAGTATGCAGCAGTTCGCTGTGGATGTGTTTGAAAAGAAAATACAGGCATAAAAATAAACGGTTGAACATCCCTGATTCGTTCAGAGTGTTCAACCGTTTTTCTATAATTTTACGATATTTTGTTTTGTGGGTGGCAAATCGGTGGCAAATAGACTGAACTTCACAGTTTCAAGCCTGTAAAACCGCCTATTTACGGGAAAGTAAAGCCACAGTTTCAACGTGAACAGTTTATCTATGGTTCACTTTTCATTGCTTTTTACAGCTTTCAAACTCCTATAGCATAAGTAATTATCAGGCGTTCAGTTTATTTGTCTTTTTAAGTCTTTCACGTATATTTCTATGTCGGTGGCAAATTGGTGGCATTGCCACCATATTCGCATCAAATAGCAATTAGATCTTTCCATGTTGCTGATCCGCATACCCCATCAACATTCAGACCTCTTGATTTCTGATACTGTTTCAGAGCATATATGGTATTATCTCCTGCTTCCCAGTCAAGGTCAAGGTCTTTTTTATTTTTTCCTTTGAATCCTCTTGCTCTCAGGATTTCCTGTAACAAAAGTACAGAGGTATTCTTGTCACCAGCTTTTACAGTTTTCGGTTCAAACATATATTTCTCTCCTATCTGCGTAGTATTAGATGATGTATTCTCAGCTTTTGCAGGTGCGACTACATCAGATACAATACTATAATCAGGTGTACAGAACTTAGTTCCGGGCATCTGACTATTGAGGTAACTTTTAGCACATACACCGCCACCATTTGCGATAATACCGGATGCCCCACTTGTGTTACCTTCAATCGTATAGAAACGATCACCGATTACGGCGGTAACAAGTCCTGTATGGGTAAATGTACCGTTATGATAAAAGATAACAATGTCACCGATTTTCGGGTTTGCGTTCCGGGTAAACAAATTTCCCAGTGTTGGACAATACACATAAGGCCAGTGTTTTAGTATTTTTTTAGCTTTTTCCAGACCAAAGGCTTTCATAAAACACCAGGAGATAAACGCTGCGCACCAGGCCTGCCCCTGATAGGCTGGTTCTATATCTCTCCAATATTTTGTATAGTTAGCAGATCCTGCATTTGCTGTTTTACTGTCAAGCTGACTGTTTGATTTTTTCTCCAAATAGCCCTCTTCGTTTTTCGCAATCAGGATAACTTTTTCAATAGCTTTATCCATTGTCGTTTCCCCCTTATTCTCATTTTTTACAGCAGCAGTGTAATCTTTATAAAATACATTTCTGTCTACTGTTCCAGCAATCCCCGGTATCTTTGCTTTGCTGGAATACTGCCAGCCAATACCAGCGGCAGGTTTTAATCTGATCTGCATTGTTCCATCATCCTGTGACGGATAAGCAGCTAACCAACAATCATACTTTTTCGCATCCTCTGGAAGCTGGTACTGATACCAAGAGTACCCGCAATAAATGCCAAACTGATAACCGGCTTTAATGATGATTTCTCTGAATGCGTTAATCATCTGCATCATAAGATGTTTTGACAGATTCTCCTGACACTTATCTTCAATATCCAAAAACACAGGATAATCCAATTTTCGTCCATTCAGGACTTCAATTACTTTTTTTGCTTCATATTGAATTTCTGAAACATTGACTGCATAACTATACTTGTAAACACCGACAGGAATACTATTGGCAGTACAGCCTTTATAATTGGCTTCAAAGTAGCTATCTATCACGTTTCCCGCTTCTGTGATTCGCAGGATAGCAAAGCCCATACCGTAGTTTGCTACGGTGGGCCAGTCAATAACTCCATTCCATCTGGAAACATCAATACCCTTAATCTCCACAGTCCTACCCCCTATTTTTTCGGTTCTGTATATTCAAGTGCCTGTGTACTATCGGTGATTCCAGCAGTAGTAGGGTCTGTAACTACTCCAAGAATTACCAGTATACTGAACACTGCATTGACCACTTCTAACAATTTATTTCCCAGATTACCCAGATCAATCTGGATGCCAAACACAGATGCAATTACCTGAATTAACAGGAGTACCGCTGGGATAAATGCAACCCAGAACGCTTTATTCTTAATTCTTACAAGCCAGTTAATTTTTTTCATGACTATTCCCTTCTTTCTTCTTTAAGTGCAATTCTTCAATCTCATGTTTCATTTTTGTAATCATACCATTACCACCAAGAGCATGATATGCATCATACATCTCACAAAAATTTTGATAAGCGTAGGATGGAATATCACCATCTGTCATATAACGGTCATGGTATTCAATTAATTGTACTTTCAGTAACAGCATGGTCCCTTTACTGTTCGCATCCCTATCTTTTTTCTGATTCTTTAAAAGCCACACAATGTAGCCCATAAGAGCAGTTAAAATAATAGGAAGTGCAACAGAATAGGTTTCCAGTAGAATCTCTTTCATTACTTCCTTTCTGTACACAAAACAACCGCCTGTGACATTATATAAATGTCATATGGCGGTTGTTTTTGTACCTATGGTCTATTTTACTTCTGTGACTGTACCGTCTTCATTTACGACATACCCATCTGCAAGAAGAATCAGATCAATATCTTCCTTGAACTGTGGATATTTCTGAACTACTGTGTTGTAATTCAATTTGCCTTTTTCAAGACGCAATGCAAAATATGCTCCCATAAGTCTCACCCCTTTCTATCATTAAGCATTAAATAAAAGGAAATCAAGTGCTTCCTGAGTGGTTTCCACCTGTTCCTGCAATGATTTATTTGATGTTGCTTGTAATTTGATATACTCATCTTTGTCATATCCGACAAGATCAAACTCATACCCAGCAAATCCTGGCTGACTATCTGTACCTTCTTCTGTAATTTCTGAGATTCCAGATGCAATGAATACCATATCCTCTGTAATCTCAATTTCCTCTGGTTTTACTGTACTTTTCTGTCTTCCATAATCAATCATGCTGCTTTCTGTCCTTTCTTAGATTTTGGTTTTATGTTGTATTTATAATAATCATCTGCATAGGGTAATAACGGTTCTATGTATTTCTGATACAACCGGAAGGAATCACATGATATAAGCCATCCTTTATAGCTGTTTAAGCTGCACCATTCTGAATAGTTCATCATATTCCCTGATTCCACTTTTACACGCAATGCAGTTAATTTCTTAGTCATATCTATACAGGTTGTCTTTCTCAACAAAGTGTATTTGCAAAATGTTCGGTATCCTAAAAAGTCAACCCCTCTGACAAATGTTGGGAATACCTGCCAGTTTCCTTTAATGTTTAGTTTTAGTTCATCTCTAAAGTAAACATCAATTTCTTTTCTTAACTCAACAAGTTCTTCTTTTGTCTTTGCAAAAATAACAATATCGTCCATATACCGAAAGTAATACTTGATGTGTTTTTGTTCCTTTATCCAATGGTCAAATGGTGAAAAATAAAAATTTCCTGAATACTGTGATAAGTAATTGCCAATCGGTATTCCAGTTTCAGGATCAACATCTTCTTCCAGTAAATAAATTGCCGTCAGATCTTCAATGTCTGCGGTCTGTATGCTATCAATAATTTCAGTCAGTAACCATACCAGTTCAGAATCATTGAACATTCTGGAATATTTTTCTTTCAGAAGATCATGGTTGATTGACTGATAGTAATGTCGTGCATCCAGTTTTAAGCAATACTTACATTCTTCTGGATGATTCCACATTGCATCCTGCATTTTATGCAGAGCCTTATGTATTCCTCTATCCGGTATTGCTGAGTATGTGTCAGTAGTCAGGTTATTGATGATGCAAGGTTCAATTACCTGTAAGATAGCCCACTGACAAATTCTGTCAGGAAAGTAAGGCAACTTATAAATCTTTCTCTTCTTTCTGCCATCATCCTTATAAAACACTTCATACTCAGATGTTCTATAAGTATGATTGATAAGCATTTCCTGAATCTGCTCCAGATACTTATCTGGATCTTTATCTATTTCCTGAACTTCTTTGTACCACCCTTTTCCTTTCTTTGCGTTCTTATGTGCTTTTCTCAGATTTTCAATATCACAAATTTTCTCAAATAGATGGTCATAACGTTTCATTTTTGGTATATTGCAGTTCCGAATTTCAGTCAGCATACATCAGATGTATGCCCGGTAAATACGGTTGACATTTCCTCTTTAGTAATTAAGTAAGGCGGTATTATCATTTCTGACTTGTCTGCACCGCCTATTTTTCTGTTTTGCCGTGTGGCAGGGTTGAAAGAAATGGGATTAAAAATCAGCCGGATATCTCACCCGGCTGACAATGCAAATATATTAAGTGACCCCTGATATTACGATTCCGATTACTGACACTGTTATTCAGATTCCAATAGAATGGCCTGGTATTAACGTCATTATTCCAATTACTACCTAATTGAGTAATTGATTTTTATGTTAATCAATACAGGTAAAAATATCAGCGATTCTTTCAACCCATTATTTAGTTATTTATTAAGCGGCTGCCATTTGAGCCTTCCATGATGCAATGGTAGCAAGATAAACATCTGAGTCCTTGGTTGGGATATATACCAAGCGACCCCCGATGCCACGAACCCGACCACCGACACCGTAAGTCAGACCCCAAACGAACGGCCCGGCATTAACCGCCATAATCCCAACTACCACCCAATCGAGCAATCCTGTAACCATTCAGAAGCTCAGTAATATAGGTGTAGTCACCAACAGGAAGTGCGCTGTTTCCAAGACATTCAGAAGCCATAAACAACCAGTCGCATTTTGTTGAATACCCCATTGCAGAAATGTAACCAGCTTTTGCGGCTACGGTGAAACCAGCAGCTTCATAGTTATCACTATTCTTGTTTTCTGCAAAATTGAAGTCTTTGCAAATATATGGCTGACCCCCTGCCATTTTGCCATTACCCCAAATATTCACACCGTATACAAATTTCCATATGTTACCCCAGAAGTTTTCTTTTCCACGCCAACAAATTGATGTTTTACCGTTATCTGTATATTCTGTTGCAACATTGCCTGGATAAACAGTTGATTTTGCTGCCCTACCTGTACCGTTTCCAATACTGGAAGTACTACCTGTTACTGTGGCATAAGAACAGGTTTTATTATCGCCAGTTTCCCACGGAATATTGACCACACCTGAACCAATCGGTGTCTGTAATTCCATAACACCCATTTCAATAATCATCAGCAGCTGTTCGGCAGATACCTGTTTGATGAGATCGCCATGCCAGTTTGCACCTCTGTTCTGTGCCAACTGTTCAACAGATGTTCTTGTGAGATTCTGTGAGTACCCAGATGCAGGTCTTGCGCCTGAAATACTACAAAACTTATCTTCTGCCGCATTTAACACCTGTTCATCCTGTAACAGATAAGCGGATGCAGATACATCATATACAGAGCCTTCATCTGCACTGGTCAGGAAATAATCAATCTCATTTCCATTTACATCATAAAAAGCAGGATGTAGTCTGAAACCTGGTCTTGGTTTTTCTGATACATAGTAATTTGCTTTTCTCAAATGGTAACCAATACCTGTATCAATTGGATCATATACGACCGGGCATACCAGATAATAGAACTTAGGCTGATATACCATAACCTGTCCATTTGAACCATCTTCCGCATAACTTTCATCACCAAACCAAGCACTGATAGTTCCATCATCAGCAACATTACATTTACGTCTGCCACCATACATGGAAAATCTGTCAAAGTCAGTGCCGGGTGTCAGGTTAGTGGCACCTGCCAGTCTCTTAAAAGTTTTATTCCTGTAATCTACCTGTAAACCAAGAATATCATCATCTGACAGTCCAAGATATGCTCTCAGGTCAGCAACCCCTGCCAGAATTTCCTGTGAATTAAAGTTTTCACCTCTCAACTCTTCAAGGTTTGATGCGGCTGAACTATTTTCACTCTGTAATGCCTGCAATGCATTGTTTCCAGTAGTCGTGGCAGTATCTAATGCAGTCTTTGCTGTATCAGCATTTTTGATACTGGTATCAAGATCTGATTTTTTGCCGGTACTTGTTTCAATACTCTTATCCAGATTATTTTTGGATGTGGCAGAATTGGTAATACTACCGTCCAGAGCTGTTTTTGCTTTTTCTGAATTTGATATGGACTGTTCTAATGCAGTCTTTGCTGTACTTGCTGCTTTATTCAGTTCTGTAATCTTATCAGATGTATGTTTATTAATCTGGTCTTCTGCTACGCTTTCTTTTTCTGTAATGTAGGACGCAATCTGACTTTTTGCTTCCTGAATAGATGCAGTCTGCTGATCTGTCACAGCTTTGACTGCGGCATCTTTCGTTTTATTTATTGCTGTGTCTGCTTCGCTTTTCTTTTCTTCGACATGACTATCAAAAGCTGTCACGGTATTGTTGATGTTCTGTTCAGACTTAGCAGCGGCCTGTTTTGATGCTTCTGCGTTACTTGCAGACTGTTTTGCTTTTTCAGCGGCTTCGACGGCTGTATTCATGTTAGATGCCACAGTCTCCTGTTTCTGTGTTACATCTGACTGCATTTCTTCTACGGATGCCTTTGCAGCTTCTACCGCTGTCCTGTCTGCCGCAACCTGTGTTGCAGAATCTGCAAAATTAGCCAGCACCTGACCAAATTCTTCACGAGTTCCTGTGTAACCCTGTGCTACTGCATCAGCATAGGCAGTCACACATCCTAAATCTGTTTCTATCATGACATCATAACCCCCAATCTCCCTTTATCATTTATCTTAAAATCCAAACTCTGTACAATATTTTCTGTACGGGATAAATATAGATGTCCATCTTCCCGTATTTCCATACGACAGAAACCATTTTGTGTGGCAACCTGTTTTGCCTGATCTGCATAATACTTTGCATTGTCTTTATCCCGTTCTGGATAAAGTTTATGTCCATGTGCCCAGGATTCCGACTCGGTTGCTCTGGTATCTGCCATATGTGCAGCTTCTTTTGTCTGCCTTGTATATTCCCCAACAGCGGTCAATGTGTGGTGGAATAAATCAATGTCTTCGGGAATTTCAAATCCTTCAGGCTCTGGCCGTTTATTTACAAACATCATCACGGTATTTACAGTTTTTCCTGTTTCAGGTGTTGATAAATAAATATAAACAGTGATAGCTTGTCTCTGTTTAAGTGACTCGTTTGGAATATCAACATAAAACTTATTATTCTCGGTATAACCTGTTACAACTTTTGCTTCTTCCAATCCCTTCCAGAATAAATGAACCTCAAATACATCTGGGAGATTAAGTCCATTAATTTGTAATCTTTGACCATAATCATATTGCCAAAGTCCGTCTACTGTAATTTCTTCACCATAATTGGTGAAATTCGCAATCAGCATTATTTAACCACCCCTTTCAACATTCCCTCTAATTTGTTCAGTCTTTCGTTCAATGTGTTCACTGTATCTTCCAATGTATTAATTCTTTCATTCTGATCCTGAATAACTTTCATCATTGCCGGAATCATGGTTCTGTAATTCCAGTCTTCTATCTGCCCATCCTCATTGAATATTACTCCTTCAGGATATTGTTTATACACGTCTTCCGCATAGAATCCCGGCACTGGTTTGTCTTCAAATGAGTCTCCTTCTTTCAAATAGCCTTTTTTATATTGAAACCATACCACTGGAATTTTAAGGAGTTTATCCGCTTCAGAGCTATCCATATTTCGAACATGGTTTTTGTATCTTTTTGAAGAAGATGACAACTTATATACGATATTACTCGCGATGCAAAGAGTTTGACATCCCGATGAGACAGTAGCCAAGTTGATTAGTTTAAATTCGCCTGAACCGTCTGTGAATTGTCCAGATGATCTTTGAGTGTGTACCTGCATGCCATATTTGACGCTCAGAGACTTTTTATCAGATGCTTCCGCAAGAGTTACATTGCCTAATTTGATAGTACCGCCTTTTATTTGCAATCCTACACTAGTGTTCATGTTAAAATAATTGCTCGCGTCTTTATATACGCTAAATCCGTTTGTTCCTATGTATACGCCTTGCGTAGTTGACGTCATGGAATTGCGGCCGCTGGTATGTATACTGGTAGACCCGACCACAAATCCGCCTATTTTTGCAACAATCGCATCGAGTGTATCCACGTCGATAAGATCGGCCGTTATGGTTTTAGACTTTATGTATTCGCCATTAATGTACAATTTCCCATCTGAGCCATAGGCTATAAGTTGACGATCGCCATTGTCAGTCAGAGCGTTAAAAACAGCTTCTCTTGTCACTTCCGCATCCGCAAGTACGGATACGCTCAACATCCCGAGGATGACTCCGGAAGAATTTCCGACAGTACATCTGATGGCAGTGGTTCTGTTAGTTATCCTATCCCATGCGGAGAATTTCATATCTATTCCCACGCCAGTTCCAGAAATAGCGTTCCATGTGCTTCCGTCTTCTGTATACTCAAACGTCCATCTACCGGAAATGTTTTGTTTTCTCTCCTCTGCTCCTGTCTGCGAATACAAATGAAACACCAGCGGAGAAGGCGAATAATCATATCCGCCAGAGCTGTTTGAACATCTTTTGATCGTTGTTGTTTCACATTCAAGGTAATAAACAGTGGCATCTTTTCCGTTCGTACCGTTCCCGCCAGCATACTGTTTTGCAAGATTAAAGCGCTTGGTTATTGTTATTCCATTATAAGTCGTTGAAAAATCAACCCATCCAATGTCTTCGGATAAGCTCTTTACGGAATAAGTGTGTGTACCTGAAGACCACGTGCCTGTTATGTTTTCTGTCGAGTACGATATAGCCGCTTCTGATGTAACATCCGATTCCCCATAAAAAACCTGTACTTTTACCTCGCATCTTGGAAAACTTGAATAGTTTCCATCTGCATTTACCGGAATTGCCTGATACTCACTTGATAACTGTATAACCAACGGAATTGCTTTCTTTATTTTTTCATCAATAGTATCTCCAGCAATATCTTCTACATCCTTACCACCTATAGTAAGAGTTTTGGCGGCAATCATGACATTGCCATCATTATCAATATAAAATGTTGTTTTATTTTCCTTATCAGTGACACTCATGCCTTTTCCATTAATAAACTTACCGGCCAAAACGCCAGACAGGATATAGCTTGCATTTATATACAGTTCACCGTCCTGAATATAAATACCTTTGTTTTTTCCGTTATTGGTCAGTTTATTAAAAATTTCCGGTTGCCCTAAACTGGTATCATACTCATTAATCGCATTATCCACATCATCAGAATCCACATAAGACGGACTAATCCAGTCTGTCGAAACGAATGTACCGGATTGTCTGGGGGTTTTGCAGATTTTTATTTCACCTTTTCCATCAGTGGTAGAGGTAACCCACATATCACCCTCATCATATGGTGGTTTAGGTGTGACCAAAAACACGCGTCTTTTTCCATCTGCGGTATCTTGTGCTGTTGAAGCAGCATCAAGCGCAGCTTTTATATCAGGATCATCAAAGCTCTCCCAACTATAAACGCCATCAATCTTGACGAAACGGAACATTTTCTTAGTATTGGTGTTATAGAAAATATCATCAATGTGTTTCTCCTTCGCATCCGCATCAGTCCAGTCTGACGCTGGCTTATTGGTAAGCGTAGGGTCATAGGAATCAAAATACTGTGTGTTTATATCCTTTATCTTATCCCCAATAACTGCGTCAACGTAATTCTTTGTTGATTCTTTCGCTATCTCTTCAAGAGTTTTCCCCCTCAATTGAAAAGAATTTGCTACAATATCCACACGCCCGGTTGCAGTGTCAGCTTTAAACATGATATTTCCATCAGAATCAAGGACGGTAAAAGCCCCGGTATTGATCCAATCCGCATTAATTCCAATACTGTTCAAAATCTTTGTTATCATGGTACCATCCACAAGTAAACCTGCGTTCCATGTTCTTCCACCGTCTGTACTTACCGCCCAACCTTTTCCATTAAGTTCAAACACAACCTGGGATTCTTCCAGTGTCTGATGGTCACACATATAATATACTTTGCTTCCATCATCCAGTGTTTTAATAACTGGATAAAGGCCCACTTGCTCTTTCATTGCCTTTTCCAGTTCTTCCATTGCTTTTTCCCATTCAGTTTTATTTTTATTTAAATGTTTTTTCAGATTCTGATAAATTTTTGATGCTTCTGAAAATCTTTCGGCACTGTTACGCAGTGCTGATTCTGCGTCATTTGACATTTGATTATCTGCATCAATAGAAAATACAACGTTTGTAAAAAAAGTCTTATATGACTTTAATTTACGGTCATATACTATTGCCCCGTCCCCTGCTTCAATCGTAGGGTCTTGCAATGAACTGACAGTCATTGGTCTGAACCTCAATCCAACAACACGTCCACCAACCATTGACGCAATTTCAGCTGCATTATCCTTATTGATAAATTTATTGCTGTCGATAACAACTGCATACCCATCTGAGCCAGACTGAAAAGTTACCTGATTAGAATTTTCATCTTCAGTTACGATTCTTACACATGTAATTACAACATCATCCATGTCAACGTTTACATCCGTGACAACATTTGTCTGTAAGGTATGTATATTCCTACCAGCGGACAGATCTGACATATTGTACCAACCAGCTGACAACTGACCACTTTTATTACATTTCCAAAAATGCCCTGAAATCTGGCCAACCCACGTCAAAACATCACGGAATGTCATAGTGTTATCATCTTGTTTTTTCTGAATCACATAATTGTAATACTCAAACTGTAGAGAATCTGTTGCTAAAGTCACACCGCAGCACCTACATGCATCCTGTACAATCTGTAATAGCGTTGCAGGATATGTAAGATTACTCTTGCTGTAATTAACATCAAATTTATGCATGTTGTCCAAGCATTCCAGTGTAATGATATCGCCATCATAGCTTGTATCATTTACTGTAAACACGCCCTTAGAAACAGCTTCAGTCTTACCAGATAAACTCAATGACACTTTTATATTTGAAATTTCAGCACCTGTAAAATCGTACTCAGTAAAATCATCATACATGTTGTTCAGTCTTAATGTGAACTTCTGAACTATTGCTGAACCTATATCAAAACCGCCCGTACTAGATGTAGAATCATTAATTACAAAACCATTATCCCACAGTTGGCTGTCGTCAATGGGGATTGACTTACCAGATGCTAATGTAATTGTACAGGATCCTGAAAAATTTCTGTTATCATTTTCTAATGCTGCTTTGAATGCGGCTGATACATTAATCATTTTTATTACCTCTCAATCACATCAAAATCAAGTGTGGAATAACGTTCATGACCTTTCGCCCACCATTTTACATTTGCTTCCATATCACCTGTATAAAACTCTTTTGTTACATCAGTACCAGCTAAAGGATCCCAGTAAGTTACCATTATATATTCTGGATCAAATGCAACAAGAATCTGGTGTATCTGCTCTTTTGTCAGATTTACCCAACCAAGGCTCAGAGTACGCTTTTTTGCAAGCCTGTTCTTATGCATCTTAACATCCTGCGTTCTTCCTGCATTCTTCGCAGATACATCTGATTTTTTCCATTTAAACTTGGAAACTTCCTTGGGTAGTGTCACACCACCCACTTTGATTACAATGTTGTCCATGTGACACCCCCTGTCAAATTGTCTCAGTTACCGCAAAACGGTAATCATATTTCTTTTTGCCCTTGCGAACTACCTTGTACAGTGTTTCGCTGTCAGCCTTCAGTGTAAATTCAAGAGTAACTTCTTTTTCAGTATCATCCCTGTCAAGGATTCCGCTGGCATTGAACGCATCAAGTACAGCTTCAAATACACCATTCTTGATACCGTCAACGATCTGATTGTTATTAGCTAC